GAACCTGCTCACTTGAATACGGTTTGCCTATCTTCTTAACATCCATATAAACAAGGTTAGACTCTCCTTCAAAGGGAGATGTACCAGGCCTGCCCGGAGTAAGCTCTTTACTTTTTATCTCAACAGCATCCAAATCCAGATGAGAGGCCTTCATACTTGATACGCCGCTACGTTCCAGATTTTCCATGTATTCAAGATATTCAGACTCAAATAAACGGTAAAAATCTTCCTGTTCTTTTACCGGCAAAGCAGGAATGCGCCCGGTAACCTTTCTGGCCCCACCAATTATATCTTTAGCCCCGAAACTTTTTAAAGGTTCGCCCAGTTTGCGGTGTAGATCCAAATTTTCCGAAAGCAGTTCAGCTACAATTTTATCACCGTGCTCATTCATAAAATCCAGAGTGTCATTAGACGACACAGCAGAATCACTATCAGCCGTGGTGCTGGCATTAAGCGAAGCCATTTTCTTTTGCAGTACGGCGGCAGGTCTTTTCTCTGCGGGAATATCTGCATTGAGAAGTGTGAAACCCGGCAGTTCCACCTGCCCGGTACGATGAATACGACCAAGGGTCTGCATAAAAGTATCAATATTCTTTTCTGCCTGAGCAATCAGCATCCTACGCGGACGCTGATCCTTAAATTTCTCACTTGCATGCAGAGACAACCCCGTTGAACCGGCGCAATTGATGATAACAGCATCAATAGAACCACCGTTGAATCCATCAATTACTGTGCGCGGAGCAGTTTTCTTTCTTTTATAATAAGTTGGTGCGTTCTTATCGCTATAGTCGATTGAGTGTTCCCGACCTGTGATTTCATCAACCACATACCCGGAATTAGTAAGTTCCTGACGTATGAAATCGATAGGACTCATGGGAAGACCAGACAAATCAATATTACGAATATCGCGCTTGATTGAATTGAAATGACGCACTGCAACAGGACCGAGTTCAGAATCCGTGAGTCTTTTCTTTTGTTTCACTCCAAAAGGATCACCGATCACTATTTCACGAGATCTCTCCAGATAGCGTTCAAGCAGATCCCCAAAATGAATATCAATGATTTGACCGGGAGCAATGTCGTTGTCTTTAGCATAGCTTTCAACCATAGAACCCATGGTGTTTGCTAAAGCAATAACGGGTTTCTCACCACGCTCAAGATGATTCCGTGCCATTTCAACCGTGGCTTCAGCCTTCAGACACAAAAGCATCTGATCAATCACGTTGTGCATCAGACTGGTGAAGTTCGTACTGGCTGCGCCAGCCTCACCGACAGAACCATCTGGAAGGATATTATTGCCGGCAGAAGAAAGCTCAGTGTCGATCGAGGCAAGAGCACCGGCTTTCAGATCGTCAAATACAATTATATCCTGCATGACCCTGCCGACCGCATCGGCAAGTTTCTTTGAGGCGGGGACCGTCTTGGTATCGAATGTCACCCCTTCGAACGATCGCTCCCTACGGACATACTGACCGGATTCGGTCAACATAGTGGCAACCACCTGCTGCATCGGCACACCGCCGCTGGAAATAGCCTCACCAAGCTGGGAAACATCATCTACAGCCTTAACCATGTCCGTTTTAAAATAGAGATCCATAACATCCGGGCGCTTGGCAAAAGTCGCACTGGAATAAAAAGCACCGTATGGGCTTTCCTGAAGGATCTCGCGAACAAATTGAGAACGGGGCATCTTGCCCTTAGCAGGAGTGACGGAACTGCCGCCAGCGTTATGACTTTCATCAAGAATAAACATTGCACGGGAAGCAATGCCCCTTATGAATTGCTGACGAGGATTTTTCTTTTTACCTAAGGATTGGAGCTGATTATAGGTTGTGAAAACAACATCGTATTTATCGGTACGTTCAGCAGCAATATCCAGCATCAGCTTTTGTTTCTTAACCGGGGAATGCTTTTCGGTTAAACTGCCATCACCCTTTTTAAATACGCTGTCTTTTTTCTCTATATTGGTGATAAAAATCCCTTCCTGCGATTCACCTATATCATCCATATCACGGATCATATCACCATACAGGTTGGGTTTTTCAGTAAGAAAAACAGGGATCACCCCGTTACGCCGGGCGTAGCGAATTATAGCAGCATTGACGCGACCTTTACCGATACCGGTCTGGTCTCCAATGATGAAACCTTTGCGTTCTTTGAGATTAGAGATGGCAAGACCTACAGCGTCCACCTGTTCGGCGGCAAGAACCTTGCCCAGCTCCTGTACGCTATAGCCCAGTTCGGAAGCTACAAAGCTATCAACATTGCCATATTTTGAATCAAGAAGGGATAGCGCGTTCTCTGTCGCATGCGCCATGTTTCGAGGAGTGAGAACTTCCATGGAAGTCCCCGACGAAGAGGGAGTATATCCGACTTGAAAATCTGTCTCTACCTCTCCATTCCGTACCCTGCGATGGTTCTGGCCCACTCTTCCGCGCTCAGATCTTCTTGAAGCGGATCCGGATCGTCCTGCCGTCTCAGAACTCCTTTCAGCGGAAACTCGTCCAGACTTGGAATCAGAGCTAGATTTTCTTTCATCTGCAATTTCAATGTCTCGTTTTGATCGACCAGAATCAGTCCTAAAATGTTCCGATTCTTCTCGCTCAGATCCCCGACCGTATCCCCGAACCTTTCGAATAGAATCATTTCCACTTCCTGCGCTACTTCCACCGGATTCTCTTCGCGCTCCAGCATCAGCTGCACTCTCAGAGACAGAAGAGTCCAATAATAGTCCCTTGTCTCCACTTCTGTTTTTCCTTCTGGAAGCCAGACTCTTGTTATCATCTGTGCTGCTGGATTCTCCTCCAGTTCCTTGGGAACTACGTAATACTTCCCTATCTTGGGTATATACGGATTGTTCATTGAATTCATCAAACTTTGTCTCCAGCTCCTCAAATGATTCGTAAACACGGGGCAACTCAGCAGCAGGTTGCGGACGGGAGGATTTTCCGCGACCGTTAATCACGATAATATCAATCGGATATGCAGCCCCTTGTCTGCTGTACATTTTACCATCAAGGGTAAAATGGTCAACGACATTATATTCATTAAATAATGTGGAGTAAAAAGCTCTCTGTGTTTGAGCTCGATACTTTTTCTGTCTAGTCTCAGTATTACCCTTTTTACCGCCTATAATGATGACAGCTTTCCCGTCATCCTTCATGGCATGCAGGGCATGCAACGCAATCGCATGATCCAATTCCTTAGTACGATATTGATTATTTATTTTCCATATCTTCGGCTTGCCATTTTCACGAAGCCGGCCAAAAGGAGGATTCATTACAACGGCATCAAATTTACCTTCCGGCAGAAAGACCGTTGCATCATTATTATGGACAGTTTTAAATTTATGAAATTTTTTAAGATTAGAAACTCTGTCTTTACTAAGCTCATTAACTAAAACTTTGCCTTCCGCCGCAGCGAGAACAAGCATACCATTTCCGGCTGTAGGCTCATAAACCTTGCTCTGTTCAGAGATACCAGCAAGCTCGGAAGCCAGAAACGCAATCGGAGCCGGAGTACTGTAAGCCTGATTGTTAACAGAAGAACTAGAACGCACGCCAAGAACAGGCTGTTGCTCATAAAGGGCAACCATATCTTTAAATATTTCCTGACTGGAACGGCCCTGCTTACGTAACTCTCGTACACGCCCTTTTGCCGCAAGAACAGTCGCTACTTCGAAATCCTCATCAAAGGCCTTGGCTTCTTCAGAGCCAGGAAGAACTTCACGATCTATCCCTTTCTCGCCCAGATCATGCTTAATGAATTTTCGAGCTTCGGTAATTGATTTAAAATTACGCCCTGAAGCCAATTCGTTCACAACAGAATCCACTGTCATGTGCTGCACATCTTCTGATGCCTGACGCTTTGACGTCATGACGTCTTGACGTTGTGACGGTTCAGCTATTTCCATTTCGAAAACAGTTGGTCCAACTTCAATTGGCTCCAAAGATGAACCACCTTGCACAGGCACTGCCGGCAGATCCACAGCAACAGGATCTTGAGGTGCTGTAGCAGATCTTGTTTCGAGTTCCTGAACTGCCACATCCCAAGCATCTTTAAGAGACTGATCCCATTCACGGTTAAACTGCCCGGCATCAGCTGCATCCTGATCATAATCAGGATGAGCCACAACTTCAGAATCTACAGGACGGAATTGACCAACTCCATCAAAAGAAGCAGGAGCTACTGGATGCTCTACAGGAAGAGCTTCAGGACTACGCGTTGGTTTACGAATCCCTTCACGCATCTGCCAAAGTTGATCCAGATCAGCTTCAGCAGGTTTACCGGCCACAACTTCCGGAGTGGCCATACCGAACATACCGGAAGCTTTACGAAACCTGTTTTCTCGATACTGGTCACTGAAACCGGTCATTCCACCGACTTTGCCTGAAACCACCTGAGGCGGGTTCTGCAACAACAGATCTATCGGTTCAAACGGAGCTGGAACTTGCGGATCTCCGGACACAGACAGCGACTCAGCACCAGCAAATTCAGCAGGCCTCCATCCGTCACGTATAGCCATTTCACGTTTGATGCGCTGCTCAAGATCAGGCTCAGGCCTGTGACGATAACGCTCCTGAATCCCTGCCTTCAAATCAGACATTCCAGCCGGGGACTCAAACTGCGAATCAATCACCTGCTGCATGCCAAAGCCGGATTGTTCAGTTCCCTGCTCTTTTTCCTGCTGGGAATAAAATTCACTCATGCGCTGCAAAGGAGACCTTATATCCGGCTCTTTCCGCGCTTCCATGTTCTGACGGCTTGACGTCATGCCGTCATGACGTTCTAAAGCTTCGGCGTCACCTTCAAGCAGATCCACGGTTGCGCCGGCTTTGATCTGCTCAATCTGCTCGATGAAACTCTGATTGGAACTTTCTTCCTCTCCGGACAGACCAGCAGGGCCGGACATCACAGAACCACCAACACCAGTTAGTGCAGCAGGACCGATTACGTTCACGCCTTCTTTAGCTGCTTGTTTAACTCGCTTCCAGACACCGGGCTTCATTTCCCCGGTTTCAATATAATGTGCCAGATCCTTTGAGATAGACTCTGCCGGTTCTTCAGCCCATTCACTGATTCCTTCTACAGCACCGGAACCAACATGTTTGGCTGTCTTAGCTGCAATCCCCTGCCCGGCCTTGGAAAACATTTTACCAAAGGAAAGAGCGTTCAGCCCGGCACTGGCCAAAGCCATGAGCTCGCCGGCACGAGCTGCTTCCTTTTCTGAACCACCGGCTTCCAAAACTTCCCGGTATGTGCTGGTCCCTTCCATTGCACCACCGCCTGCACCAGCTCCCAGAGCCTGCCCGATACGCGCAGCGCGTTCAAGAACCTTTGGAGTAAGCTGCAAAGCCTTCCCGCCAACCTGAACAACCTTACCAACAGCAGCTCCCGGAATCATAGCCGCCCCCAGGGAAGGAGCTAAGTTACCAACCTGATACGACCACCAGTCACCGCGCTTCAATAGTGCTGGATTATCCACCACATTACCCTGCAACTCCTTGGCAGGGGCATGGTATTCACGCAACGGCTTGTAGTAATCTGCGATCGCTTCCCCGGCTTCAGTCACAGACCCACTGTCCACCCGGTTACCCAGCCACTGTAGCCCAGCACCAAAAGATTCCCCCAGCCCGGCAGATCCGGCGGCAAGTCCATGATACATCCCCTCAGCGGAATCAATGGCTGAATCTACGAAAGGCATTCCAAAGCCGGATCGCTCCGGAACAGCGGTATCAGTATGCGCCTTAGCTCCAGACAAAAAGACCGGGCCTCCCTGATCAGGAGAACCCGGTGCATTCTGTGTGTTATGTTCAATTTCCAGTTCCCTGACAGCCTGGTCAAACAAGGCATTCATATCCATAATTACCCTCCATACCTGCTTGAGCTTACTCCGGGTCTGGTCGGCACTGTCCGGATATCTTTCTGTTTATTCAAAATTCGTTTCGCACCTTCAACACCATATTGCTGGATGAGAGTCTTGATCTCATCCACCTGCTTACGCTGGTCCGGATTTTCAGCCGGAATATGGCCGGAGCCCCGCTGAAGGATCTGCTGATAAATTCCAACCGCCTGCCCGGCAGCCTGTAATCTGGTTTTATCGGCCTCGGTTTCAGGTTTCCACTGTCCCGAATTATAGCTTTCGACCAGCTTGGAGGCATCGTTAAAAGCATTGTTACCTTCATCTGTGAGTTCACCGGTAGTAAAATCAATCAAGGTTTTGCCTTTCTGATGGAACGGCTTGAGTGCATCACCAAGGGACTTGCGCATCTGAACCAATTGTTCAGCAGCCTGTTTATCCGGTATGTTTGCGGTTTCAGCCTGAATCTTTTCAGTCTCGGATTGAATCTTCCCGGTCGAGGCACGGGACTTGTCGGCATCAGCATATGTCTTTCCGGTCTGCGCTTTGGTATGGGCTATATCTGCCTGACCTTTAATAAGCCCCTGCTTTCTCTCACGCAGATCCATAGTGGTACGAACATACCCCGGTAGCCGATCCAAAGAATCAACCATCATTGTCTGACCGTTATCCTCATCCAGCACCATGAAATGCGTACCTTGAGAATAATCAAGACTGTTCTGGGGGACGGCCTGAATCATATGTCCGTCTTTATTCACCAGCGAGATCCACTTGGAAGGATCTTTTAGATTTTGAGCATTACCTAGTCTCGTAGCTTCCATATACCGGTCAGCAGCTCCAGCAAAAACAGGATTATATGTCCTGCCGCCCTGCATAGTCTTTTCCCCGGCTAGAAACTGTTGAATGACATTTCCGGTCTGCTCAATAGTCAGCCTGCGTCCTGTAGGAGCCCAGCCACCTTCTTTGTCGGATCGAAATTCTATGCCGTAAGTTTTGGAGCGCGGATCAAAGTCTGTGAGTCTATAAGGCATGGGAGCAAGTTCAGAAGCTCTTTTCATATCAATGACAGCCGCATCAAAATTGCCTTGGGAAATCTCATTTAACGCGCTACCACCTACCTTCCTAAATTCCTTATAGGTCTGATCAATCTTATGCATTCTGCGTTGCTTAAGGGCTTCTTTCCCGGCTTCAAACTTTGTAGCCAAGTCAGCAGCATGACCAAACGCAGAAATACCTACCAATGTCTTAGGAGGCTCAATGGCATCAAAGTCCCAATCATTCTGTCTAAGTTTGCCCAGCAATCTTTCTGTTTCTTTTTGGACAGCACTATTAAAACGGAGCTGTTCTGCCTGCTGGAATTGACCGTATCGAGTGTATGCCTTCTGCTGGTTGCGCGAGCTAATTCCATCGGGCATTCCCTGACCAGAAGCCAAATTATTATATGCGCGATCCACCTGCTGACCATCAGAATAGGCATTCATAGCATCAGTCAAACCGCCCATAGCACCCACAATCTGACCAGCTGTCTCATCTCCTAAAAAACCGAATCCCATACAGCCCCCCTACGACATTAAATATATTCCAAGACCAATGGCAGCACCCACAGCTGCACCGATGGGTCCAGCAGAAGAACCTGCGGCGGCTCCACCGGCGACAGTTCCACCGGCAGCAGCTCCACCGGCAGCCGCTCCACCGGCGGCAGCTCCACCAGCAGCAGCTCCACCGGCGGCAGCTCCACCGGCAGCAGCTCCACCTGCGGCAGCTCCACCGGCAGCAACTCCAGCAGCAGCTCCACCGGCAACAGCTCCACCGGCGGCAACTCCAGCAGTGGTTCCAGTTGTCAGTGCAGTGCCACCGATTATGCCTGCCTCAGTCATAGCTGTTGATGCAGACATCCCCATCATACCGCCCTGAAATCCTGAAACAGCAGCTCCTGTAGCAGACTTCCCCGGCTTCTTTTGAGTTGGGGTTTTCCGGCTCATCATTGAAGCAGTATTGGAAGCAGCCGCCATACCGGACAGGGCTTTATCACCAGGGTTCTCAACTTCAAACATTCCTAAAGGCATAAATCCCTCCTAAGCCATCCCGATGGATGATGCCGCGCCAAGACGTCTAAAATTTTCTTCCTCAGCATTCCTTCGCGCCTTCGTCCTTGCCCCCGCAGCACTCTGCGCCTGGGAAAGAGTTAAATCCTTCTGCATGGCCGCAAACCTTCCGGAATTTGTATTAAGACCGGCACGAGAAAAATTACGCTGCGCCTTTGCTCCGGCCATTCCGTATCCATGGCTTACATCCGCCTCGGCCTGAGAGACACGACTATCAACATCAACTCCCTTAAGGGCCTGATCCATAAGCTCCTGCCTGACTCCATACTGCTTCTTCTTTGCTTCGGTCTGGAGAGGCAACAACTCGCGCTTTGATGCAATTTGCTCTTTGGATAGTCCAGTTTCTAGGGGTATGAGTTCACGCCTGGCTCCAATCTGTTCTTTGGATAAATCAGTCTGAAGAGGAAGAAGTTCACTCTGTGCGGCTATCTGCTGTTTCATCAAATCGGCTTGATAAGGAATAAGCTCACTGTTTGCGGCAATCTGTTTCCGCTCCATGGGCTGATAGTCTGATTTCCAGAAATCAAAATACTCTTCAGCCATTCCCTGCTGGGATTCGTAAATTGTAGCCATACGAGCGTTGTATTCTTCATCAACCGCATCACCGCCTCCGCCACCTTTACAAAGAGCTACAGGGCCATCATAATCATAAGATTCTTCATGCTCGATCTCGCCGGACGCGATATCAATAACGAGCTTAGTGTAAACTTTCATACAACAACTCCCTCGTAAGGCTGATCAGAGCTACGTTTTCGCTTTTCCCTTCACGGGCAATCCATGCACCGTTAGGGACTTCACCACAGATTTTACCACCGCATTTTTTTACGAACTTGATCGCAACTTTATTCCGGACAGGAATGAAACCAAGTAACATGTCATAAACATAGTTCCCGGCCTTATCCTTCATGTGCAGGATGCAATTGTTGACAAAAAGGCCCATTTCAAAAATTTGTTTTCTTGGACAAGCATCAAACACAACCCAGTGCATACGGGCAAAGCGACCTTCCTGCCTGTTCAACCAGACAAGAGCAACGGCCACATCATCCTTTAAAACAACCCAGCAGACAGACTTCTTAAGCGCGGCTACAAACTCAGCGGCATTACGCACCGTCCCTTCATAAAAAACGATCTCGGCATGGCCTTCGTCAACGCACTGTTGATAAAGACCTGCCATGTACCGATCCGGATATGTCCGAACCCCATCCCATTCCATGTATGGCCACATTTCAAAACTCATCGTTTCACCGCCTGCTTTCGGGCTTTGTCCTCGCTGACGAGCCCCAGTTCAACAAGATCATTGAAGGTCACACCACGGTTCATGGGATTTGGTATGCCGTAGACAAAACTCCGTATAATCGTGCTCAGCTGACGCAAAAAGTGAAGCACATTACCTTCGCGTACTTCAGGAAGCATCGGTTTCATAAAAGATCCCCCAGACCGGTAGCCATTGCCACGCGCGAAACAGGAATATCGGTTGTTATTTCCATCTGGAAACGGGTAGCCAGATATCCGGAAGGCAGGATAAATGGCTCTGGTCCAGTCACCTTTTTGAAATAGACCTCTCGCCCATCAGCCTTGAGAACAAAATGAACCTCGCCCTTAGGCAGGTTCCGGTAAATGCTTTGGGAATCCCCGCCAAGGCAGACAGAGCCAGCCCCCTCAGAGCCCAAACAAGAATATTGAAGTTCTTCTTTAAGAAACGGATATTCAGGCGCGGAATCATAATCCGCAACCAGCACGGCGGCTTCCATGTTTATCGGCTCACGTACACGCATTTCACCGGACACCCACTGACTACGCAGTGTGAATTCCGATCCGTCCCACAAACAAATCGCGGTCTTGTTCACAACAGGATAAGCCACGTGCAAAAGCCGCCCTTCCGGCTCAACAGCCAGAGCTTTGCAATGAAAACCAAGGTTCGACAGCAACAAGGTGGAAGGATTGAATACAAATCCATTTGAGGGAGCATGAAAACAAATATACTGCCCGGCATACCAGACAGCATTAAAAGTCTCCGGCTGAAGCTTGCGCCAATCTTTTTCCGTAAATACACCGGAGGTCAGTCTGCGCGGAGCAGCACCTGGTTCAACAAGATAAAGACCGTCCAGACTCGGAAAGATTACTCCCAAAGGAGAAGCGGCAACGCCGGCAGCGGACGTACAGGGCAGATACCCATCAAGCTTGGAAGGAACCGCAAGAGCGGGATCATCAACTGTAATTGTATGGACGTTGGCTTCTGTAAGGACCACCAAGGTATTCCCGGCTGCTTCCATAGCAATGATCCTGTGCGGAACTGACATGGAATATCCATCCGGCCATGCATGAGGGTAACCCGGCTCTGAAAGGAATATTTCGTTGCCCTTGAATCCGGCAAACATGTTACCGGGTAAGGCAGTCAAACCGCTCAGAGCTTCAGGAGCTGGAATCCAGTAGCGGGACGGCAGCACCTCAGCCAGATCAGAATCAGCCTTAGTATCGGTGTAAGAAGTCTCTTCTGCCTGCACTTCAGACACAAACTGGAACTCGGTTGTTTCCGTCCCGGTGACAGTCCGGTAGATACGCATCAAGCTCACGGGCCTGTAACCTGCTGCGGATGAATTCATACCTGAGATAGTGACTGTCTGCCCTTTCTGCACCTCCACATTTTGTGATGGAGCTGATGGCGGTCCCTCTTCGCCCAGATCGGAAACAAGAGTGTAAACATAAACACGGGAAACAACTTCTGCGCCGTCTTCAGGAGTCCCACTAACTGCAACAGCAGGAGCTGCAATAGGAGCTGGTACGCCTAGAACATAACGATTTACCAAAGAGTTCGCGTCTGTTTCATCTTCTGAACAGAAGATAAACGCTCCCTGTGCGTCAGTTCCATAAATCCGTTTCTTTAAATCCCCGGCTATCGGGCCTTCACGCAGGGTCACTCGCTCCGGCCAGGTCAACCATTCATCACGATAACGAAAAATAGTGGTAGCCTTCCCCGGCACAGAGCCAACCAACCCCGGCCCTCCAAGAGGACGGATCTCGCCGGACTCCAGCAAACAATTTACGGCTTTCTCAGCCTGCCCCTGCTCCAGCAAATGAAGAGCAAGAGCTGGTTTCATGCCGGAAAAAACATTAAGCTCAAACATGACAAACCATCAGGATGATACAGGCCAGCCGTCCCAGCCTTCAATATTCAGTATGGAAAGAGCATCCCGGTCCATGGACTTGATCTCGGCTTCCAGAACGTTACTTGCATCACGCACGGCCTTGACCTTTGCGGTAATCTCCGGGTCAGGATCGGCAATGGCGTTAATCTGCTTCCAGATAGGCGCAATGGCGAGAATACGCTTTTCTGCTTCCTGTTTGGATTCGGCAACCATGTTCTGCCGCACGGTTTCCGTTGGAATCTCAACCACCGAATAATTATAATCCACCCGGTCAGCCCTGACGATGGTGCTGTACTGCCCGTGCATCTGCATCCGGGGATTGATAGGCGGCTTATTGATCTTAGCCGCTACGATTTTACCGCCGGTGCGTTCCGCCTCGCGTTTCATTTCCTCAGTGGGCAGTCCATCTATCTCGGATGCACCACAAACCGCTACGCCGTCTTTAACAATTGTATACATGGTCTACCCCGCTATAATCTTTTTAAAGTTACCCGCCGCCGGAGAGAGGTTCTTTGTAAAAAAGAATGCTAAGCTATTCTGATTATCTACGCGCATAGCCTTCTGCCCGGTATTGGAATCAAAAACTGTCACCGGATCGCCGGTCCACCAATCTGTGCCGTCATAAACCATGACCTCTGCCTGAGCATTGGAAATTCCGTAAACGATAACAACGGTTTCCTCATTGGGCGAAGCCAGAACAGGACGCACGGCATTGTTGCCCGCTTTGGTCAGGAACTCATTTCCAGCAGTCCAAGCACCACCCACGCGGTTAAAGACCTTCCCGCGAACCCGGTCGTCAGATAAATCCCCTTCGTAATAGGAGAGCACAAAACGGTCGGCGGACATTTTAATCAGCTCCAGATACTGTGCTGACTGTGCAAGGGATTCATAGCTGGTGATCAGCTGGGCATCGCCCCATGCAGAAGAGCTGTCCGCCCTTGAAAGGGAATAAAGCTTCACGTTGAACGGGGGACCGCCGTAGGAGTACGCGAAAATGATTTCATTCTCGGACATGCCCACGATTGCGGTTTCGCTGCCGTTATTCTCAGTGCCGACAAAAAGTTCCTTCTTGGTCAGCACGTTGGAAGTATTGGACGGTCTGGTGATATCCGAAACGACCGTGCGGTAAGTGTTTGCGGAACGTTCTTCCCTATAAATACAAGGCGTGCCCAGTTCGTTACCTTCAGCAGCTTTGACACTTCCGAGGTAGCCGTAACTGGAAAGAGGAATCCCCGAACCGGACACAGCCCAATCAGCCTCGGTTGCGCCTTTGGCTAAGAGCCTACAAGCTACCGCTGCGTCAAGGTTAGGGTCAGGATCGAAAAAAGCCAAAACAGAGTTAAGTCCCATCGGAACAAGAGCAGAAAGACCGTTGTTATTCACATCAACCGGGCTGACATCAAAAGGAGTTGCGGCGGAGAAATCAGCAGCTTCCGCACTGCCACGGGTGAGGGCCGCACACTTAAGGGTAAGCCCGGAACCCAGACGAAAAGCGGTCAAAAAGCAGGTATCCGAAACCTTGCACAGGGACAGGTTGTAAGGAAGATCCGCAAGGAAGGAATTAATCTGACTGTCCAGCGCGGCGGTGTAATCTTTCCAGACGTTGAAGGCTTCCGCGCTGGTGAAGGAAATCATGGAACTGGCAATGTCGTAGACCAGCGCGCCATTACTCATCCTGACTTCTCGCCAAAGTTTGTAAACGGTATTTACGGCCATACCCTTTGGAATTTTCCAACTATTCTTATTCACTATGTCATCGATGCTGGATACAACAGCGTGGGCTTTGGTTCCGTCTGGAGAAACGAACCAACTGGTGCTGACATGGTTGAATGCCGCATCACTGGCAGTTGCAGTACCGGCCGTAACCGTAGGAGTCTCTTTTACCCCCACTGCTCCATCAGCAAGACTGGTTATCTCAAGACCGTCAATGGTGAACGGACAATCTGTGACCAGCACCGAATGAATTGCCGGCTCAGATACAAACTCACCAAGTCTGCGTCTTGAAATCCGTATTTCATGATTTTCATCAGCTTCAACTGTTCCCATAGTCCAAACAACAGTACTGCCGGAGACTTCAGCGGAACCAAATCCGCGCACATCCAATTCATATTCATTCAGGAGTTCTTCAGAATGATCATCGATTGTCAGGGTAATAACTGACCTTTCAACAGCGGTATCCGGTCCGCTAAGCAGCGGAGACGGAGTTTTATATCCCTGCAACTCTGAATTGGTCAGCGACCGTTTAGCGAGGGCATTCGGATCAAGGCCGGCTTCAACCAGCTTAAGTGCTTCAGGAACAACAGCCTCTTTCACATGGACGGTTGTAACTTCATCATCAACGGATACGTAATCAACAAAACCGATATCAGTACCAGAGTTAAACCTGAGAGCCCTGTTTTCCGTAAAGAAGCCTGTGAAATCACCGGTAAGGGTAAAGCTTGTTGCTGTTGCATACGTGGAAAGAACCAGCTCACCAGCGACATCTTTCGGACGCATCCAGCATTCCCCGGCCATCTCTTCCCACGTTCCGGCAGTCATACGCAGATCAATGCTGGCTCCGACAGGGAAAGCCAGAGCTGTAAATCCTTCCACACCCCGGACGACAGTAAGCTTGTTACCGTTAACAGCTGTCACCCTGACCAACTCTGTTGCTCTGGTAGCCCGGTTGACCACGGCACAAACGAAACCATCCCCTTCCAGCAGATTCGGAAATACTCCGGCATGCTCAGCAGGAATAGTAAGCTCTGTGGCCACATCATCAATTTCAGCTGTCAGATAACTTTCAGCTAAGCTCTTCAATGTTATCATCGTTACCCCTTAAATGTGATCGCCGGGCCTATGCCCTGACGCTTGACCAGTGAGTCCGCTATGGCAGAACTGGTGGATGTAACCGTGGCCAGGATGTGCATCATATGAAACGGTTCCGCGAAGATGTCAGACCGACTCACGCAATCGCCAAGGTCATACGAATCAAGATTTCCCGTCGCAGACACGGCGGACCCACTTTGCAGCAACGCAGCTCCTTCGACTTCTAAGTGACAGAACCCTCCCCCAAGAGAGAACTCTGAAACTCCGCACCCGCCAACGCAGCCTGAAACAACCACAACTAACCGTCCTCAACGCCCAGAGTTTCCAACCGGATATGAAAAGTATCGCCCATGTAAACCATGCGCCCCAGATTGAATGCACCGAAGTAAAGGACATTGCCGTTTGTCTGGGCATCAAACAGGGCAAAATGAGTGACCAGCCCTACATCGGCTGTGAATTGCGGGAAATTGATTTCGCTGGTGTTTTTGACGAGCCCATTCACCGGAGCTGTTCCGAAAGTCGCTCTTTGACGGACGTAGTTGGAAGACTCCGGAAGCTCTTTCGCAGCAGGAAGATCCCCGGTCCTGAGAGCAGTCATCACCGCTGCGTTCTTTTGCTCTTTAACTTCAGCAGAATCAGTTTCAATTATTCCGGAGCAACACAGCCCCAGCCAGATGGTAGCCGGAGAAACAAAAGGGATATTGCGCAAGACATGGTCTGCCAGCTTGTTTTTAAGATATTCAGATTTGCAGGTATTCATAAAAACTCCTTAAAAGAATGAAGGGCTGTTGATTTCCTGTTTACATTCAGTCCCGCCACGCATCTCCCTGATCCGGATCTCAGCCTTGCCGGCATTAAATTCAGCCTGCTCAAGCCGGGCTCTTGCCGGATCGGACCACGGCTTGTCCGGGACCATCATGAGCTTGGCCTTGGCTCCTGAAGCGATTATCTCACCATGGTAATCAAGCAGAAATTTCGGGCAGACATCGGCGGTCACGTAAGGCGCGAGAATATTCACGGTCTGGAGCACCGCTTCTTCATCCTCGCGAGGACAGGGGACAAGCCGCACAACACCGGGTTCTTCAACCTTGAAACTATCGGGAACTCCCGGTTCGTCGCGCACAACCCGGTCATCAAGGGGAATCAGAATTTCACCCCGGAAGTAAACTTCAAGAGTGCTGACTACGGTAGTTTTAGGAGGGGGTTCGAACACGTAACGCCATTCACCCTTGTAGACGTCCATGAGATCGGAAGAGTGTCGCCAGACACGGGAATCCTTGCAGAACCGGATGGCTGCACTGCGCAGTTCCGTAATAATCTGCGGAACCGGGCAGCGCGGCAGGGAGTTCCCCACCAAAGGAAGAAACGCACGCCAGCCGACAGTAAGTTGATTAACCATTCTTCACCTCACTGTTAGGACTGATCAACAGACGGGCCTTAGCTTCTTCCCCGATAGCGACATACATCTGGCGCAGGCATTCCATGCCCTTCTGCCAGCTGCTTGAGGAAGAATTGCTACGGGCCCAGCAACGATAAAGCACGTAATCTTCCAGCGGATCAGCAAAGATATCCGGCACAATCAGCTTCTGCTCCAGAGATTCAAGCTTCGGAGGCCTGCGCGAGAACTCCAGTTCCACTCGCACTCCGGCTGCGGGAGCAGGAGAAACCCAGAATACGGTAGGAACCTTTTCCTCAAATGCGTAGTTATCAATGACTTCGGAAGGAGGCTCCCCGTGCCAGGCCAGATTGATCTCATCGAGGGAAACACGATCAACCGGGGTAATGGCCATTCCCGGAGAACCATCGGCATTGATGTTCCTGACCAGACCGATAAAACGGCCCTGATCAGGAACATCCTGCCGAGTAGAACCGGAGGTAAGTTCAACCCGCTCCACCACAGAACTTGCGTCCGGCCGGAGCATGACCAGGTGACGCTGCGCCTTGGTGATAAGACCAAGTAAAGTCTTATCAGCCCAGCGCACACCATCAGGGTCATGCAGGGCCTTACGCAGATCGGTGATGATTTCCGAAGCGATCATCAGTCGACTACCCGGATGTTGTATCTGGGAACCTGACGCTCCCGGTAGTTAACGCCGTTGCCATCACCACCATCAGCGATTTCAAGTGCAGTGTATGACGCATCCCTGAGAACCTTGTAGATCGACATGGGAACGGACACATCAACACCGCGCTTAATCTGGAAGGGGACAGCATTTACGGATGCAAAAACATCATCCTTATCGTCATCACCTTCGCCCTCGGCAATGTTAATGGTGACTTTCTCTTCATTCTGGAGCCGCTTAAGTTCAGACTTTTCAACCTGTGCCGCATGCTTATCAAGCTTGCGGTTTTCGGCCTCAAGTTTTTCACGGGCAGACTTTTCAAGGCTCAACTCACTTGAGAGCAGGACATTTTCACCTTTAGCCTGCTGGAGAGCTTCATCCTTTTCTGCAAGCTGTTTGCGAAGATCTGCGACTTCTTCAGGACTCAAGGTTTCAATCTTGCCCTGATCTTTGGATTCTTCCTTTTTACTCATTTCAAATCACCCCTTATGCTTCCGGAGGAATTTCAGTAACCGCAACTTCAAGGCGGACAAGCCATGCGTCATTAAGAATGGCACTGGCATAGTAAGTTATCCAACCGACACTACCCCGCTGACCGAGTTTGTCGCTTTTACTGGGGGTCTCGGGGTTCACAACCTTGGGAACAACGGATTCCTTACCCTTGAGAGCCACATCACCGTAAGCATCGGCTCCGAAAATGTAGATAGGGTAAACATCGGCGTTGGTTCCGGACTCGGAAAGCATCTCAGTTCCAGAAGCAGCTTTTGCACCACCGGCATCGACAAGAGGCTCAATGGAAGTTGAAACCACGTAACGGACGTCTTCAACCTTACCGATCTCATTCTCATAAGGAGTAAGCTGTCCGTATTCTTCCACCGGAACAAAACCGGGCATTTCACGAATATCAGATTCACAATCGGAATGAGTGATTCCAATAAAGGAAGCGGCAACAGCTTTTGTTCCGTACTTGACGCTGGAAGACATGACCTTGGTTACTTTGCGGGCCTTCTGCCGCTTAAGAGCACGGGTTGCCAGCCTCTGCACACTCTTGGTGATGGGCTTAACAACCGTTCCACGGGATGTGCCGCCGGAATAAATGACGTTAGTCCCGGCACCTACAGTTCCTCCCAGAACCATATCGAGAGTCTGCCCGGCCTGTTCACCAAGAATGCTCATGGACTCCTGAAGAACGGGATCTTCGTGAGTATCCTGAATCACATCAGTCAGCTCGATGTAATCACCGTACTGCTTCAGGGTAGCGGTAACGTCAGTCTTGGTAAGCTTCTTACCGGCAGGTGTTACACCTTCAACCAACGGAACAGTTGCCGGCGGAAGAGCGTTGTACCTGCGCCACTTAACAATCTGCCCTTTGTTCTTGGGCATCTTGAGAGACTGGGCAAATCTCCCGAAAATATTATAATTGTCCGCCCTCTTAAGAAAACCGGGAACTGAATATCCGGCTGTTCTGGGGCTGATATCGCCATACATGGTAGTTGTCATTTCAACTCCTATTCTTCAGCCGCTGCGGCATCGAACGCACCTTCAAAATCATCCTGATCAGGTCCGCGATTACCGCTCACAGCCTTACGTTTTCCGGACGGTCCGATAAGATTTTTGGCCGCTTCTTTAGCGACCTTATCTTCTCTAGTCCCGGACGTTGCTTCTTTGTATCTGGTCAACAATTCGGACACCTGCGCAGCATTGCCGGAAGCCTGCACCTGCTTGGCCTTGAGAGCTTCATTGTAAGGAAGTGTTTCGACCCAGTTGTTAAACCCGGCATTAAATTCTCCGAGCTTTTCAGGATTACCGCCCAGCTGCACGTAATCGGGATGAGCCTTGCCGATCTCAGCATAATGTGCCTTGCGCTGATCCTGCTCATGTTGACTGATCACCGCATCCACACGGGGATTCACCTGCCGAAGCAAATGCGCTGATTCCAGAAGTCCCACCACGGCCTCAGGACCGAATTCAGTCAAGTTGGCCCGGTAACGCTGACCCTGCTCTGAATCCTCCAGCAGAATATCCCTGTATTGCGGATTAAGACTGAGAATTGCCTCAGCTTCGGCTTTGATGTCTTCAGGTATTTCTACCAACGCAGGGGAATCATCTTCAGACTGCTCCTGTCTGCCGAAGTACTGATCCAGAATATCCCGGCCTTCGGCCAGCGGGTCCACGTCTTCGCTTCCACGCAGTTCTGCGTCATCAGTGTCCGACGAATCCGGATCTTCCCCGGACTCATCCTCTTCAGGTAAAATCTGGTCTGAAGCGGACCCGGCATCAGCCTCAAGGTCCTCATCTTCGGACAGGGGGTCACCCTCACCCCCGTCTTCGGCTCCGAGATCCGAATCATCAGAGACTTCCAGTTCATCCTCATTCAAGGAATCATCGGTAAGCTCGTCACCTGACTCAGCTGCTTCAAAGCCGCGTTCAAAATCAGTCATTTCCTGCCCTTCAGTATGGAGATTGTCTTCAGCCATCATTTCCTCCTATGAATACGGATCCTGACTTTCCTGCTTTTTAGGAGCAGCAGTCAGATCCATTAAAATATCCTGATAAGCCTTGATTCTGCCCTGCAATTGCGGAACAGCATCCACATGGGCATTGACCAGATTTTCCGTTTCTTCCCGCATGCGCAGTTGAAGATATTCGCGGAGCAGACTTACGGCAGCCCCACCACCTTCAAGAATTGCTTTTGCTTTCATCTGGCTAGTCATCATCTTCAGCTCCTTCGTTAAATCCGTCTTCAAAGCTTCCTGCGGTGTCGATACCCAGCTTGACCAGCTGCAACTCAATGTGCTTGTCCTTGCCGTCCGGTTGCGCTCTGGCTCCACAAACAAAAGCCCTGGCTTCAAGCTTCACTGTAGAACCGACCTTCAGCTCACTGGGCTTTAGCCCCAACTTGGAAACAACCTCATCATCAAGACTGAGCCGCAAGCCCCACGGAAATTCTTCATGTTCCGACTCAACGACAGCTGGCGACCCCTTGCCCTTCTTCTTTTCCGGCTTATGCCGCATGTCCACGAGCTTCATGCGGACCTCCTTCCGGCATCAATGCACCGGCCTGTTGCTGGAGCATGGACAGCAAATGTTGCTGAACATCCACACCCTTATTTTTCAATTCTTCAACCAATGCTTGAATATTTGCCCGTGCTGTTTCGGCCAGACGTTCACGTTCCCAGCTTTGCTTTTCTCGTGCTGAACGCAGCACACCGTCAGGCAAATCAAGGTTTTTACAGATTTCCTTGATCAGCTTTTCGTCATCGATCCAGCCTTCAAAACGGGGATTGTCGGTGATGGCCGCAATGGTCTGCATGCGTTCAAGCTGCACTTCCTTGGCCATGAGCACGGAAGTTCCGGTAGCAATGACTTCAAAGTCACCCTTGATGTCCTGCCGGGGATTGAACTGCATGTTCCAGAAATACATTTTCTTGAAGAACGGACGGGTAATGTTCTCATCATGAGATTTGACCAGATCCTTGAGAATCTGGTGCGCTGCTCCAATGAGCATGGAAAGCCCACGGGCAGTCTTACCGGCTCCGCGCATCTGGGAACCGTCACCGCCCATGAAGCGCGGCACGGACATATCGTCCACCATGTCGTTAAAGACCCGGACCAGAGCCATGAGCTCGTTGGTGTAGGAAGGGACAGAGAAAAATTTGAGAGCTTTGTTCATGTCTTCCACAGAACGGAAAGGCCAGAACTTGAAAGCATAGATGTCGCGCGGATCTTCATCCTGAGTAAACGCGCTCATGTTAGCCGCAACCTGCGGTCCGCATGAAACAGAGGCATTATCCAGCAGCATGCGCATAGCCGAGTTCAAAGCCTTCTGAGGATGACGCAGCAGCTTGGGCAGGCCATCCCCCCAGATTGAATCTTCATCTTCCACGAAGTAATCAAACTGATAAGGAATGGTCGCGCCCTCAAGGGGATTGATAACCGCCTTGATGACCTTATCGCCCAACATCCAGACATTAGCCGGGAAGATCTCGGAAAGATCTTCGTCTGGAATCTGGATGCCCACGGATGCAAGCTGATCTCCGGTCAAAGTTCCCCAGAACTCATAGACCCGGTAACGCTTATCCATCTTGCGGGTTTCACCGCTACCGATTTTCTGTTGCAGCTTCAGGGCCTTGTATGAGTCCAGATCGCCATCCTTATTATCCAGCAGGTAGGCACGGATAACGTCTTCCTTAAAACCGGGGAACTCCTTTAGATCCAAGACTTGCTGGCGGTTGTAGATATGGTCCTGAAAAATATATTCGCAATCCCCAAGGCGAGTCGCATTGGCGTCAGGGTATGCATTCCAAACTGAGACATCTTCATAAAATGGACGCAGCTCTGTGGATTCAGTTTTCTGCAACTTCCAGCTACCGTCTTCGGTAACGGCGTATGCCTCA